GAAAAAAGAGTCTGTTGAACTTGAGAATGTAAATGAAATGTATATTGGACAGCAGTGGCACAAAGGTAACCGGCGCTCAGATGGCATCGCTACAAACCTAAATTGGTATAGCGATTTGAATCGTCTACTTAAAAGGTTAGAAGATGATATGCAAGATAGAAAAAAAAGGCTGCGCCAAGAGTTGGGCGGCAGTTCAAATTCGGCTTATGAGAAGGAAAATTCATTTGCGATAATAAAAGGTCACATTGATCCTACTATTAAAGCAATTGCTGATGTTAAAAAGACATTGCCGCCTGTAGTGAAAGCGTGGGCAAAGGCATATAATGAAGCCAAAGATGCTGATACAGCGGTGGACATTATAATGAGAAAAACTCCAGCAGAACGCGGTCACAAATAGGGATAAGATTGTATAAAACATAATGAAAATATTTGATGAAGTAAATGAAGATAATTTTGTAATTTTTGCTGCAAGGCATTATTATAATCCTAAATGTGTTGATATTGAAGAATTTTATGAAGATTTGAACAGAGTCAAATATGCAAAAAGATTGGTGAACCGATACTTATCTAAAGAAGATAAAAAGCTATCGGTTCGCCTAATACTAAATCATATTATAATTATATTTAATGTTTTTGGAGTTGAAGCTGCATTAAAGATAATGCAATTAAAATTTAGAGATGAGAATTGGTCAATTATAAAGCCATTTCTCATATATCTAAAATATATAGATTATGATGATTATAGTGATACATCTATGGATCAATTTGTCGTAAATGAATTAAGAAAGATATAAAATGGGAATGATAGCCAGAGCGGGCGATCTGCTCTATACTTTTAGATTTTTAACACTTCTAGTAACGCCTTTTAATAGAACGAAGGCTTATAAGTTAGGTATTATCGATAAGCAAGGAGATCGGCAAAAAGAAGTTGAACTTGATACAAGTGAAATGAAAGGTGCTTACACACATTTTCATAGATTAGTTTTTAATATCAAAAAAATAATTGGTAAAAGTCCTACCGGAAGAACTACAGTAGGTTCATATGCGGCAGCACTTTATTTAATTAAAGAGAAATTAGGACTTGATGATAGTTCAATCGAAAAAATTGTTGACAAATGTAATTTTGATAAAGAAATTTTTGTTACAGAACATAATACTTGGTTTATTTTAGAAGATAATAAACTTTCAAGTGGAGTATATAAGATTAAAAATACCAAAGTTCTCAATAAAACTATTGAGGAAATTGTAAGAACTAAAGATAAAATTAGAGTTTCCAACGACTGCTATCCGGTAGGAGAAATTTTTGGTATATCAATATACGAAGCAACGCATATCAAAACAAATCAAAAAATTTATATTACATCAGAGGAAATAATGTGATGAAAACTTTTAAAAACCAAATAGAGTCAAAAGATTTTAAACCACATATGATGTATGACCCGAAAACGGGCAAAGGTTACAAAGCCGAAAAAGAAAAAGATCATTTAAGAATGAAAGACATGGGATATACTCACGATAAACCAGAAGTTAAAGAAGCTGAAGATCCTGATATTGGTCATGAAAAAGGTAGTCAGCCTGCAGTATATTATAAGGGCGTTTCTAAATCTAAGAAAATGGCACGTAAACGACATTTTGATAAGCATGGTGATGCTCCTGATAATAAAAAATCTGCATATGAACCCGCACCGGGAGACGATGTTGATACTAAACCTTCAAAACACACTAAGAAAGCCGCCGCTATGGGTATGGGTCCAAAAGATGAAGGTAAAAGTCCTCATCCTAAAGGTTCAGAAAAGTACAAAGCACATATGGCAGCAAAACATGCAAACATGAAAGAAGGTGATGGTCTATGGCATAATATAAATAAAAAAAGAAAAGAAGGTCGTCCTATGAGAAAGCCGGGAGAAAAGGGCGCTCCTACAAAACAAGATTTTAAGAATGCTCGTGGCGAATCTGTTGAAATTAATGAGAGCGAAGGCTTAAAAAACAAAGCAGAAAAATCAGGAATGCCACTTGGTATTTTAAAGCAAGTATATAATCGAGGTATGGCTGCTTGGAAAACTGGTCATAGGCCAGGCACTACTCCTCAACAATGGGGTATGGCGAGAGTTAATTCATTTATTACTAAATCTTCTGGTACATGGGGCAAAGCTGATAAAGACCTTGCATCAAAAGTCCGTAAAGAAGAAATTATACACAACTCTGAAATCACATTACTAGAAAAACAAATAGAAGAACTGTCAAAATTTTTAGCAACAAAAGTTAAAGGCGGTGGCGTAGGAAAGCATAGCGATAAGCTAAAAAAACTACAGAGAGAATTAGATGCAATGCAAAAATCTAAATTCGGCAAATCTGCAGATAATTCTGATGAAGATGCTATTAATAATAAAAAAAATGCGAATAGAAAAGATTTGAGGTTTAAACCAGATTCTTATGATAAAATTGATTTAAAAAAATATCACAAGTATTCGGGCGCAAAGCGGCACGTAAATGCAGAGAGCAAAACTTTCTCTGATTTTAAATCTTCATTATACGAAGATGCGCCCACTATGAGTATGGGTGGAGGACACATTGCATCTAGAGATATTCTTTTAGGTAATCCAAATCATGATAAAATGATAAGAAGAAATATGACACCAATAGATACTGAAGATAAACGATATAAGAAGAAAAAAAGACAAGGTGAAACTGTTATGCTCAAGAGATTTAAAGGCAATTTCTAAGATGATTAGTTTTTCTACATATATATCAGAAGCTTTTAATACCAAAGTACGATGGAAACAAACTCAAAGTAATGACTTGAGAGATAGGTTTATGTCTAAAGTTGATGATAAGACCATAGAACTAACATATATGTGGGAAATGACACCTAATGCTCCTAAAACCAGAGTCAATATAGTATTTTCAACTCGAGGCGGCTCTGATCTAGCAGGTTCAGATAAAATAACTGGAACAGGTTCTCAAATGCAAATATTTGGTGCCGTGATTAATCATATTAAAGAATGGGTAAATAAAAATCCTAAAGTATTTTTTGTATCTTTTACAGCGTCTAAAAATGAAGATGAAGGTCCAAGTAGAGCAAATTTATATAGTAGATTAGTGAAAAGGTTTGCATCAAAGATGGGATTTTCTTTTGAAGAATTGGATGCGGGAAATATTGTATTATATATTTTAAAAAGGCCTGAGAAATGATAAGAGTTTATATAGCAATTTTCATGATTACCATAGTTGGATCACTAAGTTTTGTTGCTTATAAGACTTGGAATAATATGCAGGAAAAAATAGAAATATTAAAAGAAAATAATGCTAAGTTAAAAATCTCAATTCAAACTCAGACTGAAACTATACATTCTATGGAAAAAAATATTCAAACAGTTAATGCCGAACTAGATATAACAAATACTGAATTGCGTAGAACGCGAACTAGAAATAAAATATTAGCTAAAAAAATAGAACAGCATGATATAGGAATGCTCGGAGCAGTAAAGCCCGCACTTGTAGAAAAAGTTATCAATAGTGCTACTGCTAAATCTAATAGATGTTTTGAGTTAATATCGGGTTCTGAATTAAATGAAAAAGAAAGGTCTGCTAAAAATGCGAAATCGTTCAATAGCGAATGTCCTTGGTTGTATGATGATTATATTGCCTCTGGGCGGTTGTTTGTCATTGGGGAAGAGTCTACCACCACCGATTGAAATAAGTACTAGGCCCGTTGAAAAGCCTGAACTTGTGTTACCACAAGCAGATGAAATATCTACAAGAGAAATTGACTGGATATTAATTACTCCCGAAACATCCCAAGAAGTTTTCTCAGCACAGAAAAAAACTGGTAGACCTTTAGTTCTATTCGGACTAACAGATGATGGATATGAAAGATTGAGTTTAAATACATCTGAAATTCGTATGTACATATCTCAACAACAGTCCATAATAAACGCATACAAAAGATACTATATTGAAGCTAATGATGCTCTATCTAAAGCAGTTACTATTGATTAGTATATACCCCACTCACTAAGAAGAATCTTATTATAACAGATTCGTTAAAAGAGTCAATATAGATTATATGTCGCACTAAAGAAAGTTATTTTTTTAGTGATTTTACGTCTTTACATGGTAACGATTATACTATATAATGTACTAAGAATAAAAGTAAAATCAAAATATAGACGGAGAAAGACGTATGCTGTTTGAAGAACAAATTGCAAGGAAACCTGACCTTTACCCTTGGACAAAAGATTTCATTGAAGCTATTTGGAAAGGCTTTTGGACACCAGAAGAATTTAATTTTAGATCAGACTATTCGCAGTTCAAAACTGATCTGAATGAACAAGAACAACAAATGGTTGTTCGTACAATGTCTGCTATTGGACAAATCGAAATCGCAGTCAAAAGTTTTTGGGCTGATGTTGGTAAGCACTTGCCTCATCCGTCAATCAAAGATTTGGGCTATGCAATGGCAAATTCCGAAGTTATACATAATATGGCATATGAGAAAATTCTTGATGTTCTACATATGAACCATGTATTTGAGGAAAATATGAACGAGGAAGTTATTAAAGGAAGAGTCGAGTATCTTAGAAAGTATAACAATAAAGTGTATGAAGATGATAAGAAACAATATATTTATTCGATTATATTGTTTACTTTGTTTGTGGAGAATGTTAGTCTATTTAGCCAGTTCTATATAATGATGCATCTAAATAGAAATAGGGCAGTGATGAAAGATTGTGCCCAACAAGTACAATATACACGAAATGAAGAAATGCTTCACGCACAAGTAGGAATCAAATTAATTCAAACTATGCGTAATGAGTATCCAGAATATTTTGATGAAGAAATGGTAGCAAGAATTAGGGAAGAGTGTATTGACTCACTAAAAGCAGAAAGTAAAGTTATTGATTGGATTATGGGAGACTATTCTGTTAAAGGTTTAAATGCAGATATTCTAAAGTCGTTTATTGCATATCGCATGGCTGAATCATTAGATCAGATTGGATTTGATAGTAGTGAAATTAAATTTGACCAAGAATTAGTTGACGAAACATTTTGGTTTGAGGAAGAATTGTTAGGCGCAAACATGACAGATTTCTTTCAAAAGCGTCCTGTAGAATATGCTAAAGGACAAGGCATAACAGCAGACGATTTATTTTAAGGAGTATATAATGGGATTTGAATGGGCAAATGAAGACTCACGGACTTTTTTGAGTCGTGGATATATTGATGGTAATATGACTGTCGAAGAAAGGGTGCGTAATATCGCACAGACAGCAGAGACTATCCTCGATAAAGAAGGTTTCGCTGATAAGTTTTATGACTATATGAGTAGAGGATTTTATTCTCTTTCATCTCCAGTCTGGTCAAATTTTGGCACTAAGAAAGGACTTCCTATCTCATGTAACGGCGTATTCGTTGATGATAATATGGAATCAATTCTTTTGAAAACTGCTGAAATAGGTATGCAAACTAAAATGGGAGCTGGTACATCTGCATACTATGGAGCATTGCGACCGAGAGGTTCCGAGATTAAAAGTGGTGGTACAGCAGACGGTCCAATTCATTTTATGAATCTAGCTGAGACTACAGTGGACGTTGTCGCTCAAGGCAATGTTCGTCGTGGCTCTTGCGCTGCATATCTTGATGTAGAATCTCCAGACATTATGGAGTTTCTAGAATGTCGTGAAGAAGGTTCATCAATCATTAATCTAAGTCTTGGCGTTTGTATCGGTGATGAGTGGATGGAATCTATGATTGCGGGTGATAATGATAAACGCACTATCTGGGCAAGAATATTGCGTAAGAGGCGAGAAAGTGGTTATCCTTATCTGTTCTTTAAAGATACAGTTAATAACAATAAGCCACAGGTTCTTAAAGATCAAGACATTACTATCTGGGCATCTAATCTTTGCTCTGAGATTTGTTTACCTTCAAGTGAAGAATGGTCTTTCGTCTGCAATCTCGCGTCTATGAACTGTGCAACATTTGACGATTGGGAAGAAACTGATGCAGTAGAAACTATGATTTGGTTTCTTGATGCTGTCATGGAAGAGTATTGTGAAAAGACTAAAGATATTCCTTTTATGAAGTCTGCATATAATTTTGCGTCACATTGGAGAGCATTAGGTCTAGGACAATTAGGCTGGCATACATATCTTCAATCTAAAATGATACCCTTTGAATCATTTACGGCGCATATGTTAGCTACTAAAATTAGTAAATTTATTGACGATAAGTCTTTAGAAGCGTCGAAAGAATTAGCTATTGAGTATGGTGAACCAAAAGGCATGCTGGGTACTGGTGAGCGCAATTTAACGCGCACTGCTATTGCGCCAACAACATCTTCCTCTTTTATTCTCGGTCAAGTATCTCCAGCTATTGAGCCTCTGGCATCTAATTACTTCACAAAAGATTTAGCAAAAGGTAAGTTTACTTATCGTAATCCACATCTGAAAGCTTGTCTACACGATCATGGAGAAAATAATGATGAAACTTGGAAGTCTATTCTTGTTCGTGGTGGATCAGTTCAACATTTAGAATTTTTGTCTCAAAATGAAAAAGATGTGTTTAAAACTTTTAGTGAAATTGTGCCCCTTTCGATTGTTCAACAGGCAGGAGCAAGGCAGAAATATATTGACCAATCGCAGTCGCTAAATATACTCATACATCCAGACGTATCTGCTAAAGATGTAAATGCATTAATTATTGAAGGTTGGAAACTAGGAGTAAAAACTTTTTATTATCAACGTTCATCTAATCCAGCGCAGGAATTGGTCAGAGAAATTCTTACCTGTGCATCATGTGAGGCTTAAATATGGCAAGAAAAGAAACATTTTATATTGATTGTCCGTTATGTCAATATCAAACTGAAATTGAAGTATTAAATGGAAATGACGATGCTGAACCAGAAGCTTGTCCTATGTGTGGATCTCCTGTAGATTTACACAATGGTATTACAGACGAAGAATACGAAGAATAGTGTGGTTTTACAAAGATAAAGAATTTATTCCAACCCAAGAAGAACTATCGTCTTGGGTTGGTTTTGTTTATGAAATTACAGATAAACAAAATAATATGAAATACATTGGAAAAAAAGGTTTTTGGTCAACAAGGAGACTTGCACCACTGAAAGGTAAGAAAAGAAAAAGAAAAGTCGTAAAAGAATCTGATTGGATGAAATATTATGGATCAAATGAAGAGGTTAAGTTATTAGTAGAAAATTACGGTCCAGAAAGATTTGAAAGAAGAATATTAAAATTATGTAAAAGTAAAGGTCTAATGTCATATTTTGAGGCCAAAGAACAGTTCGATAAAGAAGTCCTTTTTAAAGACGAATATTATAATGCATTCATAGGAGTTAAAATACATCAAAATCATGTAAGGGGGAAGATCGAAGATGAATAACATAATAGAATTTCCAAAATTATCTGAGAATGATAAGTTGTTTTTAGAAATAGAAAAACAAAAAGAAATAATAGAAAAACAAAAAGAACTCATCGAAAAAATGATTCAGGAGAAAAAAGATGTATGAATATAAATGTAAAATACTAAGAGTCGTTGATGGTGATACCGTTGATGTAGATATTGATCTTGGTTTTGGAATTTGGGTACATAGAGAACGTGTGCGTATGATGGGAATTGATACGCCCGAATCTCGCACAAGAGACTTAACAGAAAAGGCATTTGGACTTGCTAGTAAAGCTAGATTAAAAGAGTTGTTGCCTGTAGGATCAGTTCAAATTTTGAAAACGGAAGTTGATAAAAGTGGTGAAGATAAGAAGGGCAAATTCGGTAGAATTTTAGGCGACTTTTTACTAGAACATAAAACTGCTAATAATGTTTATGAAATAAGAAAAGTTAGTAGTATTATGATTGAAGAAGGTTATGCAGTTAAATATTTTGGACAAAATAAAGCCGACGTAGATAGAGACCATCTAGTAAATAGACAAAAATTATTGCATGAAGGAGTAGTAGTTCTTAATGAGTGATAAAGGCATTATAATTCCAGAAAAGAAACTTATTGACATTACAGATATTTATGACCAAAGAAGTCGCAAGAAAAAGGAACTTGAATTTTATACTATTGAAATGGAAAAGTTGATGCAAAAATTAGCTAGACTTAATCATGAAATTGGGGTTACTGAAACAATAATTTCACTCATAGAGCAAGAAACTGTATTAGATTTTAAAGAAAGTATCGAAGAAAAAAGAAAATTACTAAAAGATAATTGACTCTTTAAATAACATATGCTATGATAGTTATTGAATAATATGGAGACTAAACAAATGATTTTAATTGATTATAACGGTGTTGCTATTGGTATGATGTTGGCGCGAAAAGAGCCTATCGATGAAAATATTATACGACCTATGATCTTAAATCAGATCAGAATGTACCGTAAAAAATACTTTAAAGAGTATGGAGAAATAGTTGTTGTTGCTGATGGTGGTGGTAACTTTCGCAAAGAAATTTATCCATATTACAAGTGGAGACGTTCTGAAGGTCGTGACGAATCCAAGATTGATTGGGATGAAGCATTTCGAATTATTCATATGATTTTTGAAGAAATAGGTGAAAACTTTCCTTACAAGACAATTAAACAATGGGGTTGTGAGGCAGATGATACTATCGCACGTATAGCATTTGAGACACAAGAGTTTGGCAAACATGAAAATGTGATGATTATTTCAGGTGATAACGATTTCATTCAACTACAGAAAATGTCTAATGTAAAGCAATTCAGTCCCATTACAAAAAAGCTTGTAACTACAGATGATCCTCATAGATGGACAATGGAAAAAATATTTAAGGGTTGCGGCAGTGATGCTGTTCCTAATATACTTTCTCCAGATAATGCTATTGCTGAAGGTATCAGACAAAAACCTATGACTAAAAAGAGAATGGATGATTGGTACAATAGCGAAGATCCTAAGATGGGTATGGATGAAGAAACTTATAAAAACTTTTGTCGTAATAAAAAACTTGTAGATTTAACAGAAACTCCTCAAAGTATAAAAGATGAAATTATAAATACATATGAAGCACAAGATCCTTGGAAAAACAAGAGTAAGGTGTTTCCCTATTTAGTAAAGAAACGATGCAGATTGTTGGTTGAAAACGTACAGGAGTTTATATGAAACTAATTTATGAAGTATTTGATTTAGTAAAATCATCTAAAAATGTAGATGATAAAATCAATGTGTTGAGAAAAAATGAAACTTGGGCACTAAAAGATGTATTGAGGGGAACATATGACCCTAAAGTTAAATGGAATGTGCCAACAGGTAAACCACCATATGAACCAAACCAGGGACATAACGCTCCCGCAAATCTCTTAAAGCAAAATAAACAATTCAAATATTTTGTTAAAGGCTTAGATGGTGATAAGCTACTAAAACCGAGAAGAGAAATGTTATATATCAAACTGCTAGAATCTGTTCACCCTAAAGATGCGGAGATTGTAATTAACATGACCAGTAAAAAATCTATAACCGGAATTTCAAAATCTTTAGTTAGAAAGGCGTTTCCAAATTTGATAACAGAATAATATGAAGATCAATAATAAAAATACTATTTTATACACTACTGTAACTGGCTTTCCCTGGGAAGTCAGTTTTTACTTTTTACTAAGGAGAATACTATGCCTCAAACTCAAATTCAAAAACTTATGCAAGATAGCGCAGAACTAGAAAACTTTGCACAAAAGTTAAAAATTGAGGGAAAATTAGATTTAGTTAAAAAAGTAAAAGCCAAAAAGAAATATCTAGATGATTATATAACAGGAAAATCTCATGTAATTAAAGAAAAAGTTGCATAATGAGTTGACATAATCAAAACTCTGTTGTATAAAATACATGTAATTCAACAGAGAAAGAATCATCATGTCTATAGTAGATAATGCACAATATTTTGCGATTGCTGCACACGGAGCAATTGGTCAAAAAAGAAAATATTCAAATGACGATTACATTGTTCATCCCCAAAGAGTTGCCAAAATTGTCGAAACATATGGCGGCACAAATTCTATGATTGCTGCAGCTTGGTTACACGATGTTTTAGAAGATACTCAAGTTTCATATGATACAATGTACGATGTGTTTGGAAGTGTTATCACCGGCATGGTTGTCGGTCTGACAGATGTTTCTGTTCCTAGCGATGGTAACAGAAAGGCGCGTAAGAATTTAGATAGATTGCACACAGCAAACGCAACTGCAGATTCTCAATTCATCAAATGTGCAGACATAATGGATAATGCTTTTGACATTTATGATTGTGATCCTAATTTTTGGAAAGTCTATAAGGCTGAAATGCTCATGGTATTAGATGTGATGAGAAAAGAAGTTAAAGAAAGAACAATCTGGAAAAGAGCGTTAGAGGTAGTTGAAAGAATTTGATTGACAAAGAAGTTAAGGTAAGCTATAAAGTAATAGTAAAGAGAATCAAAGAAAGAAAAAAATGACTAACCGTATCGCAGAAACAATCCTTTCACAAATCAAAACAATTGATCCTCGCGCACTTTGGGCTTGGGGTTCAAAAGAATATATGCGTACTTCTACAGACGGTATTATGTTCAAAACTTCAGGAATGGTTAAATGGAAAGGTAAAGTTCAAATCGAACTAAATGGTTCCGATCTTTATGATATTACTTTTATGCGTATTCGTAAAGTAAAAGGTCAACTCACTTGCATTACTGACAAAAAAGTGACAGACGTTTTTGTCGAAGACCTTGTAAATACAATTGATATGCAGGTTGGCTAATGAATATATTCATCTTATCAGACGATCCCGTAGAGGCCGCTCGGCTTCAATGCGATAAACACGTTGTTAAAATGGTCTTAGAAAGTGCCCAGATGCTTTCTACAGCACATAGAATGCTTGACGGAAATCTAGGAATTCGTGCGTCCAAATCTGGTAAACGTATGGTAAAATACTGGACAATGCCGGATGATCGTGAGAATAGTTTATATAAAGCAGTCCATATGGCACATCCATGCACTGTATGGACTATGGAATCTAAAGCAAATTACGATTGGCATTATCAACATTTTATTGCACTTTGTGAGGAATATACATACAGATATAATAAAGTTCATTTGACACAAACTAAATTGCAAAATGTATTAGCTGAAGCGCCTAAAAATATTTCAAATATGTCACAAACTCCATTTAAATTGGCTATGAATAATGAGCCGCAATGTAAGTTTCCAAATGATCCTATAAAGTCTTATAAATTATACTATCAGACCAAGCAAGAAAGGTTTAAAATGTCATGGTCCAAACGACAAATTCCGGATTGGTTTACAGTCGCAGTAAGTTAGTAAAATATGAATATGATAATCTACAGAGAGCAAAAAAGTTGCCTAGAGACCATAAAAACAAATTTGCAATAGTTAGACATTGGGAATTAGAATTACATAAACAGAAATTAGCAATACAAATGGATATGAATGATGCCACTCTATACAATAAAAAATACTACAACAGATGAAAGTTGGGAAGTATCTTGTAGCTGGAATGAGTTACAGGAAAAACTATCAAAAAATTCTGATTTAACACAAGCACTTTCCACTGCTGGTTTTATTAGCGGTAGAAAAGATATGATTGGTCAAACGCCTTCTGGTTTTAAAGATCATTTGAACAGAATTAAAGCGGGTTCTGGAAGAAATAATACTATTAGGACAGTTTAATAAATGAAGAAAAATAATTCTCTTACAGTGAATATTGAAGAATTAATTGAAATTGATCCCATTACAGATAATCAAAAACTGGCATTTGATTATTGGGACGATGATTCAAATTTAGTTATGTCAGGTTCTGCTGGCACTGGCAAAACTTTTATTGCATTATATCTTGCTTTAGAATCCATGCTAAATGATCCTGACGTATACAGAAAAATTATATTGCTTCGGTCTGCGGTAACTACACGGGATCAAGGATTTTTACCAGGAACAAAAGAAGAAAAAGAAGCTTCATATGAGGCTCCTTATAGATTAGTATGCTCTGAATTATTTGGTTTTGACGGAGCATATAATAAAATGAAAACTGCCAACAAAATTCAGTTTGAAACGACTTCTTTTCTAAGAGGATGCACCTTCGATCAATCTATTGTTATTGTAGACGAAATGCAAAACTTGAATTTTCATGAATTAGATTCCGTCATTACACGAATAGGTAAAGATTGTCGTATAATTTTTTGCGGTGATCATAAACAAACTGATTTTAAATTTAAAGATGAGAGTGACGGAATTATAAAATTTATACAGATCATTGAGCAAATGAGATTCTTTAGAATTGTAAATTTTGGCTGGGAAGATATTGTTCGGTCTGATTTAGTTCGTGACTATATAATGACGAAAGAGATATTAAACTTCTAAAGAGGAAAATATGATAACGATTTATGGAAAGAGTAATTGCAATTTTTGCACCAAAGCTGTTGAATTGGTGGAAACATATAAAATGAAATATGAATATAAAGATGCAGAAGAATTTGAAAACTTTGAAGAACTACAAAAAAGAATAAATTCACATTCTATATCTACAGTTCCTCAAATATTTTGGTTTGATAAACATATCGGAGGCTATCAAGAGTTAGTCTCTACAATAGAAAACACAAGGGAGTTCGGACAAGATGGATTTTGATTTTACAGAAGAACATGTTAAGACAATTTTACATAAAGACGATGTAGCCGATTGGTACAATGCAATGGTAGAATTGTTTCCAAAGTATGAGATTACCACACCAAATCGCGTAGCAGGCTTTATTGCCCAAACTGCACATGAAAGCGCAAGCTACAAAACTATTACTGAAAATTTGAATTATAGCGCAAAGGCACTAGATGCTATTTTTGGGAAATACTTTAAACGTGCAGGTGTTGATGCTCAAGGATATCATAGACAACCAGAAAAGATTGCTAATCGCATTTATGCAAATCGTATGGATAATGGCGATACTGCATCAGGTGATGGTTGGACATTTAGAGGTGGTGGCATTCTACAATTAACAGGTCGCTATAATTATACTGAATTTGGTAAGACTGTTGGAATGACTGCTGAGGAAGCAACTGATTATGTACGCACTCCTAAAGGTGCTATTGAAAGTGCATGTTGGTTCTGGAAAACAAATAATATTAACAGATATTGTGACGCAGATGATATTCTTCGAATGACAAAGCGTATCAATGGAGGCACAATTGGACTTGCAGATCGTAAGAAACATTATGCACACGCTCTTGAGGTTCTTGGTGGTAAGGTAAAATTTCCAGCACATATTACATCAATTGAAGATGATAATGACGATATAACATATAGCCTTATTAGACGAGGATCTAAAGGCGACACAGTAAAGAAGCTTCAGGAAGCTTTGGGATTAGATGCTGACGGCGATTTTGGTCCTGGAACAGAAGCAGCATTAAAAGCGTGGCAAGTTGAACACGATTGTACTCCAGACGGAATCGCTGGACCTCAAACATTAGGTAAAATTTTCTCATAAAATAAGGATGAAATAAGAACAATGGCTAAATTCAGTCGATACGATCCTAAGAATAAAAAACGTAATAAGCATAAGTCGCAGTCTCAGAATAAAGATTTAAGAATACGTGATGTAGAAGAAAGCGGAACTTCTTTTAAATTAAAAGGTCACCAAGTTGATTACGTTTTACTTGACGGATTAGACGATTATGATGTGGATGAAAGTTAAATCATGGACAAAATTATATTAACAGATTGTGACGGCGTTCTTATGAATTGGGAACAAGCGTTTAATGAATGGATGATCAGTAATGGTCATTCAGTTCAACCCAATTACTCGACTTCATACGATATGGCCAAAAAATATAATATAACTGAAATTAAAAAAAGAGAGTTAGTAAAAAACTTTAATGAATCTAGTAGGATTGGATGGTTACCTCCTCTTAGAGATTCTATTAAATATGTTAGAAAACTCCATGAAGAACATGGATACGTTTTTCATATGATAACCTCACTATCAAAAGATCCTTGGGCAGGCAAACTAAGAATAGAAAATACTGAAAAACTTTTTGGTAAAACTGCTTTTGAAAAATACGTCTTTCTTGACGTAGGCGCAGATAAAGATGATGCATTAAAGCCATACGCAGATAGCGAACTTTTATGGATAGAAGATAAGCATGAAAATGCTGTTACTGGAGAGAGATTTGGATTAAACTCTGTTTTAATAGCGCACGATCATAATAAAGATAGTTATATTGAAAGATACGATACTTGGAAACAATTGTATGAGGAAATCACATGAAATCTATTGCAGAACTATTAAATCTACGATATGAATTTGAGACTCGCGCATTAAATCTTAATATCCCAGAAAATAGAAAAGTGAGTTGTATAAATAACATTGAATGGTTTAAAGAAAACGGCCACATTAAAAATAGATTTAAGTGTGGCTACAAAGAATGCCTAGAAATTTGTGATATTTTATTGAAGGCATATTATAAGAGGGAATAAATGGCTAGATCAAAATCAAGTTATGTAGCAAAAGCCTTTGGAAGCAAAGGAGTTTTCTCTACCGCTATACCAGAAAGAACAGCATCTGGAGTAGTGACTAAAACAGCAGCAACTTCTGGAGCACCGACATTATCAGCAACAGCGCCCACTTCTCCCAAGCACGGCGATTTTTGGTATAATACTACCTCAGATGTTTTACATGTATACAACACAAATGAGTGGGTATTAGCAACAAAAGATATGGCTGTTCCTATGGCAATAGCGTTAAGCTGAAAAGTAAAGGTTAGAGAAAAATGGCAAAAAAGGTTATTAATTCGTACTATGAATTTGATCCTGTACTAGGAACCGTATCGGTATTAGGTTATCATAAACTTTCAGATTTTTTTCTGATAACAAATGTTACTACTAATACAATAATTTATAATTTTTCAGATGCGAATCTTGGCGGTACTATATCGTTTGAGCATACATCTGAAAAAAGTATTGTAAATTTAACACTTGATACTAATTCTTTAGGAACCATGGCAACAACAGATGTTCTTCAAATCATTGTTGACACGGGTGAAATGAAAGTAGAAGTTGCGGACTCTTTACTTGATCCAGTACATAAAGTTAGAGTTTCTACGCCAGAAAATTTGATCGATACAGATTTTGAATATGGCCTTCAGCCAACAAAATGGGAAACACTAGAACTATCTAATAATGTTCCTTCTTTTTATACATCAGATGGAGATTTATCGTTAAGTATTGTAGATACTGTAGAAACAGTTTCCAACTCAAATATCGTAACAGTTTATTGTTCTGAAGATCATTCTCTACCTGTAGGTACTCCGATTGACGTACAAGGACTATCATCTAGAACAGCCGAAGGTAAATTTCTTATCGCTGCTGTTCCAACAACTAAATCATTTACATACACTGCAAATTCTGTCCAGAGTAGTACTGGTGAAATCGGTAGCATTTATACAACTATAACTCCTGGAACATTTTATACAGGATCTCAAATTCCCTTTGATCCCTCAACTGGAATTGTCACTGATGAAGGTGATCCTAGTTCTACTATAACAGTGACTACTGAAGATCCTCATGGATTTGAAGTAGGAAATCAATTTTATATGCTGAATACCGTCGGTGGCAAAGGCATTAAAATGACTAACACAACAACAGTTTTAGCTCCTGATGGTAGACCATATGTAGATTATGAAGATGATTTGACAAAGACAATAACACCAGATTTGACACAAACTGAAACTAAACAGATGAAAAGTAGATATTCTCATAAATTTAGTAGTACTGATGTTGATGTGGGTAATAATGAAATCACTTGGACGAGCCATGGTTTAAAAAATAATGATGTTCTATTTTACATGCCAGCAGTTGGAGATACTGCTATTGGTGGTTTAGGTAGATTCCAGAGATATAGAGTTTATTATGTAAATGCTAATACTATTAGATTAAGATCAAGTGAAGGTGCTTCTGCTATAAATTTCTCAAGTGCAGGTACATCTAATTATGGTAAACATTCATTGCATCTTGCATATGAAATAAGAAGGCTCTATGTTCCTCGCAGAAATAGTTATTGCTATGCCTATTCAGCCCAAGGTTATTATGGTGGAAATCGTTCTGGTTGGGATTTAAGACAAACATTTGATGGTGGTTATGGACTAGGATATACTTCTGGACAAACTGTTAAATGGGTTTGTTTTTCTGATCGAAGTTCAAGCAGTCAGTACGATCCACATTATTATGTTGGGGTAGCATATACGCCAAGATACAGCAGTTACTTTAATTTTGTTAGCAGTGGTGGTGTAAATACGCCCAACAAATATAATATTTTTGAAGATTTTACTAGATTTTCGACTCGAAATTATACTTATCTTACCTTATATTCTAGTACAGGACAAATAAGAGGTCAAAAATCTTATTACAGAGGAACATATAACTATTATCCTACAGCAAATACGGAATTTTATTGTCCTATGGTTGTAGATACTGATGGTGATAGTTTATATTCTTCTACTCATGGATTAATCCAGGGCGGGTCTATTTCTATCACTACAGCATCTGGTAATCTACTAAAACAACATACTGGTAGTACATCAACAACGAACAGTACGAATGTTTCTAACCTAGCCGACGGTGATTATACTGTCGATGTAATATCACCAGATAGATTTAAATTGTCAGGCAAAAGATTATCTGAAGCGACCGGTACATATAATATACAAGGCGTGTCATCAAATCCAACAGCTAATACTTTTCATATATCTAAGCATGGATTAAATACAAATACAACAGTTATACCGACAGCTATAAATGGTGGCGTATTTCCAACAACAAATTCTGGTCAAATTCTGCCAAATTCTTCTTTAGCTTCATCCGGAACTAATGTTCAATCTTGGGGTGTTTTAAACACTAAAATTGCATCTTGGATGGGATCGAATACTGCAGGTTTGCAAAATATGGTAACAGCAAATAACGAAAATTCCACAAGAGTATTTAATACTGGAGTTTCGTCTGGCAATTCAAGTATGACTTATTATGATTTACACTATACCACAAATACTGCTTACTATAGTACACTAGGATCAGTAAATGCTCCTAATACCAATCTTTATGTCAAAAATCTAAAATCTACACGACCATATAATATTTTTTCTGGTACAACTGCTTCAGATAGAAATAACCTAGTCGTAGCAACGGACTGGTCACCAAATGTGAATCTACCTTACTACTTTTGGACAAGAGAATCTGGTAGAGCAACCTCAAGTGAATATTGGTATGGATATTTCAGAGATGGATTTGGACTACCATCAGCGGGTTCTATGTCTTATTCAAATAATATAAATCAACAAACCCTTACTGTTGGCGGCAATACATACAAATATGCTTTAACTGTAATGAAACATGCTAGAAGTGGTTGTAATAGTACTGTCGCTATCAGAGGATATTTTATGAATACTTCCGACTGGAATATTTACACAACTAATGCAGGTATGACTAGATCAACGAATAATAACACATACTGGTATGGATACTGGAATGGAAGTTCTTCATACAGATGGAAAGATATTATTGAATTTGGTCTTGTTTTTAGTCTAGGTGAATCTGATACTAAATTTAATGTTATAGGAGATTATACTGGATTTATGACTGATCTTCTAACAGATTTTGATACTAATTATCAGTATCCTAGTTTGGTAGCTGGAAATGAATATATCGCTGATGTTATTAGTAATGATAGAATTGCATTAAAGTCCGGTGGAGTCACCGTAAATTTAACCAATTCTGGAACAAAAGATTTTCAATTTCAAACTAAAGCCGAACTAGGTATTATTGATGGTACATATTCGGCGGCTTCTGTCACAGAAAATAACTTTGCGTTTAACACAACATCAAAAGTATTCGGCACAACTATAGAATTGGATGCAACTACAGTTAATTCGGATTATCTAATTCAAGTAAATAATTCTGGAGCACATACTTTAATCACTGGAACACAGGTAACATATAATGTTAATTCAAATACGGCTCTCACTAATCTAACAGATGCTACAACCTATTATGTTGTTGCTATCGATGATCAGTGGATCGCACTTTGCGCTACCGCAGAAGATGCTATAAACAGAGACAATTATATTCAGATTACAGCTGGAACAGGAGTACATAAAATATCAACTGCTAGTATTTTAGGTGTTGCTGAAGCTGATGGCACTGTTGCTGCTGAAACTGGAAGTAATGTTCTTAAAGGTACAGGGACACTCTTTAAAAGATATTTTAAAACTGGCGATACAATTTATATTAAAGATGCTACTAATAGTCCAGGAGAATTAATTCAAAGACAAGTTACGTCCATATCAGATGATAGTAAATTAACTATAAATCAAAATTTAGATTTCACTAATTCTGCAGCAAAGCATTTCTTAGAAACTAAAGTTTACACTAAGCCTGACGGATTTTCAGTACATAGACCTTTTGATGGTGGTGTAGAAATCGCCGCAGGCACATCACCATATTCACAAGTTATGCGTCAAACTAGAAAATATTTTAGATATCAATCTGGTAAAGGTATTCAAACTTCGCTTGCTATCAACTTCAATCCTCCAGTGACTCTAGAAGGCTTGAGCGGAACTGGTGGTTTGACGCCAAGTCCAGTAACAAGAGTTGTCACAAACGATGCGACTGGTGCATATGTATTCGATGCTGGTACACCTAATGATAATATAATACTCTATCGCGGCGGCACATATACATTTACAGTAAACGCCACGGGACATCCTTTCTATATTACAACTGATGATGGTACAGGTTTTGTCGCAGGAAATTATGTCGGAGAATATACTTCAGGAGTAACCGGATCAAGAGTTGACAGCGGAACTTTAACTTTTGTTGTTCCTGCAGATGCTCCAGATACTTTATATTATCAATGTGGAAATCATCAAGCTATGTTTGGAACAATTCAGATAGAAAATTTCGCTACAAACCAAGCAACCGCAACTACAAAATATCCGCATAGACTTAAAGTGGGTTCAAATATAACAGTTTCAAATTCTAGCGACACTGCATATAATGGTGATACTACAGTAGATGAAATAGTGGATGATTTTACATTTAAATATGGTATGACTAGGAATATTACTACATCTGTTCCAAACGGAGTTATAAAATATAATATGAATGGTTATTCTGGTGCTGCAACACGCGCTGGC